CAGTTACATTGCTCTTCTAACATAGGTTGTTGTAATACCATCTGACCAATAGGAAGCCAATCTATACCGTTATTACCCCACATTGCTACTACAAGCACCCACGCTATCTCTGCATTGTGGTGTACTTCTATCATTTTTTACTCATCCAAGCAGAAACACCCATATATGCCCCAACAATAGAGCTACCAGCAATATAAAGCAAATTACTAAGGTCAGTCAGTAATTCTATTCTGGAATCTGGAATTATTGGCAGAAACATTACAGATGTGTATAAGGCCATAAAAATAAGAACAGCCGTAGCCATTCTTCTTTGAGCTTTCATTTTGCGGTATTCAGCCTCTGCTGACTTTATATCTTTGGCGTGCTCTAGTTCTTCATCAGATATCACACCATCGCCATCTAAATCATATTCATAGTAAATTGTTTCTTCCTCAAACTTTTTTTGCGCCATTAAAAAGCTCCTCTATTAGACATCAACCATATTAAACCAAACAAAAACCCAGCCATAACAATGACCAATCCCGTTATCGAAATTGCTTCAACAAAATGCTTACGAGCTTCACGCTGTGCATAAAGGGTTTCTTTGCGTTGCTTTCTAATATCCCTTTCCATCGCAATAAGCTCTTGCCATGCTTGAGGCCCCAACATCGAACCAATCAATTTGCGTAACTCATCCCTCTGGTTCTCAAGTTGTTTTTTCTGGGTAAACAATTCCATCGCTTCTTGCTCGACAGACTTGCCGCTAAATAATTTCTTGAATATAGGTGGGTTTTTAGCTTCGTGATGCGCTCTATCTACATCAGATACGGCAGACATCCACCTTGAGAGGTCCGATGCCATAGATTCCAGTTCACGGCCTACCGAAATTGATTTTCTAATTGCCGAATATGCGCTCCCAGCGATTGCCATAGCCGAAATAGGGTCTACCATTCACTACTCCAAAGGTACCCCCAAAAAATACCTACTTCTTCTTTCTCCTCTCCACGCCTTTTATTTTCCCAGAATTGGCAGATGCATAGAACACTTGAGAGCCCCTCTTTTTACCATACTGCTCTGCCATAGATTTTTTTATCTTACGCCCCTTTTTTGTCAGAGGCATGTCAAACTCCTAAGAATTTACCACCTTTTTTAGCGGCACCCATTCCACGAGCAGACATCACTTTTAAAGGTCCTACAGGAACTTTTACATCCTTTATTTCACCTGTCTTTTCAGCTTTTGGTGCTTTAGTGGGTTTGTTTGTTACAATTTTAACTGCCGACATTGTTGTTTCTCCTTCTCAACATTTCTCTTTGCATTGCGGCCTCTATCTTATCACGAGCCAACTGCTCTTGGCTAGCCAGCCTTTCGTCAAATTGTCGTGATTTGTCCATTTGCTGCGCTCTTTTTAAGGCTAATTCGGCCTCATCCGATTGAACGTCATTCTGTTCTTTAATGGCCTCTAGTTGTAACTCTTGTTGTTTTAATGTAACCACAGGGTCCTCGGAGTCCTGACCACTTAAAGACCTAGACAATCGTTGTAAATTTTGCATACCTTCAGCCACCAAAGTCGCAGTAAGTGCTTCAATTTGAGGAACCATTTCTGGGGGCAACTCTTGGCCTTGAACTCCCATTTGCGCCATAGCTTGGTCACGGGCTTGAAGCTGAACGTGTTGCATAACGTGCTTTTGAACTGCCGCAGCCATTGGGGGAGAGGCTCCAACCATTGGATTATTCCCAAAAACCAGGTGGGACATGATATGGGCTTCGTGATTTTGACCAGGAAAGGCCACCAACTGTTTTTGATCCAAAACATCAATATTCTCCTGTGCGGGGTCTTTAGGTACAGGTTGCTCTTGAGGAGGCATTATTAGATATTTATCAACATTTCTTACCCCAAGTGCCTCATACATGTCCCTATATACTTCATACATGTTGTGCATTTGTGGGGCTTGCGCCGCCAACTGCATTTGAGTTTGAGCTAAAGCTATTCTTTGTGCTTGACTAAACACGTTTGGGTTAGAGACGGGAATAATGTCAATTCTTCCGTCGAAGTCTTGAGCTTTGACCGCCGAATCAGCCCCTTCAATTTCGTAAGGATAGATTGGAGGCAAGCTTTCCCCCATTACGCGGGACAAAATCTTAAATTCTACCCTCATAGCGTAATGCAGACGCTTATGAACCGCGCTCATCACTCTTGAGCCTTGTTCCATCAAGGCTATTGTAGTGCCTACAGCCGCTTGCTGATTGCCGTCCCCCACTTTCATATCCGTAATAGTCGCGAATCGCCGTCCCGCATCAACCACAAAGCCTAAAAGCTGGAATAAAGTTCCATCAGGCCCTTTGAAGGGAAGCGGCATCAAACTATCCCGAATCGCACCTCCTGGAGCATCCACATCTCTAAATTCACCAGGTTGCAGAGGCTCATCATCGTCCCTGATCCGTAGGCCGCGGGCCTTGAAGCCTGCTGGAAGATTAGATAACGTACCCGCGTCGATTAATTGCCTTAAAGCGGCTGTCGCGGTCCGCGAAAGACCTCCAATTGTATGAATAAGTCCCAATCCATAAAAACCAAACCCTGGTAAGAATTTATAATGCACAAAATATTGAATTTTTTTCTTTTCAGGGTCATCCTCACGGTAATTTCTTCGTATAGATAGTATCTGACCATTATCTTGGCTGATTGTTACAACGTAAGGTAGTTTAATACCTGTTGGTTCACCATCTTCACCTGTATCCTGAAAACTTTCTATGTCTAAATCTACATGGCACTCTAACAACGTGGCATCATAGTCAATGTTTGAAGGCTCTATACCCCTAATCTTGTCTATTTCACTCAATAAATCGTCATTTTCACCTTGTTGAGGTAATATAGGGATATCTAAATAGAACCCTGCTAATTGCCTTTTACGCAAATCATTAAGATTCATGCGAACAACATGAGTGATATTGGGGCAAGTCTCTAAGTCAGAAGTTTCATATGGAACAATTAGATTCTCTGCTGGCACAAACTTACTTACTGCTCGCCCCAAACTCTCGTCAAAGTAGACTTTTTTGAAAGTACTACCCGCTAAAGGCAAATAAAAGAGCATTTGGTCCATTTCTGGAGTATACTCTTCCATTTCATTGGTAATATAGTAATTCATAAAGTCCTTCACGCGAAGGGCTTGATCTTCTTTTTCTCTGCTTTGACCGCCAACAATAGCAGTTCGCACTGGACCTCCCGCAGGCAGCAACTCATTAAACGCTTGCGCCTGAAATTGCACTGCTGCTTCCGCAAGAAGCGGGTGAGTGACCCCAGAAGCCCCCCTGAAGGGTTCGGCCCTTTCGGAATAATTGAAACCAAGTAACTCAAGTCCATTAGCGTAAGCGTCTTCCCACTCTTGTCTACTAGATTTATTGGCCTCAAATTCTGACATTAGGTCACTAGCTATTGATCCTAGTTCCCTATCATCCATTGATTCTGCTAAGTTGTCGTAAAAACCAGTTTCAATGTTTTGAGAAAGGCTTGGCATAAAATCAACAATCGCGCCGCCTTCATCATCAAACTCAATATCAATATCTTCTGGTCTTCCACTTAAGTCAAGAGTTCCAGGAAGCTCCATATCAATTTCTGCTAATACTTCTTCTTGGTTTAATTGGGGGTTTGCATTTTCTACTAAACTAATTGGTGGTCGAGCCATATTATTCTTCCTCGTAAGGACGCATGAAAATAGGCGTTTCTTCACCTACCCAAGATCCTAACACATTAAATTCCATATATTCCATTGCTTCATTATAACTCATTTTATCACGTTGTACCAAAATGTCGATGCACTCGTCCACGTCATAGATTAAAACATCTGCCTGACCACATCTCATTCCAACGCCTATTATAGCCTTATCAAAACCATCTGCCTTTAACATAACACATTTTCCCTTCTATTTCATGTATGGTATATATTTCGCTATACCCTTCTTTAAATTCTGCTTTGGCCTATCCTCTACGTTAATTACGTCCGTAAAACTCATGGCAAACTCTCTAGCCTGATCTTCTGTATCAAACTCTAAAAACTCACCCGTGTTGAAAGCCTTGCGAATCGCCATGTCTGGTGATAATTTCGTAAGCACAGGACCTACAGGACTATCTACAGGAAATACCGTCGGAGCTACGAAAAAACGCCCATCTACCGAAAAATCCATCAACTGAACCATTGCATTGTCTTGCGTCATTGGAGACTTGGGGTCCATGACCCGCGATATGAAGTTCGGAGACACTGCGCCACCTTCTTTCATGTTTTTAATACCAAAGAAAGTTTGATAGCTTTCTATCATTTTCTGTCTAGCAGCGTTTTCAGCAGCTTCGATTGCGGGGTAATCTAGACCTTGCGAAGCAAGCTCTTGCCTTTCTGCTAAACCCAGCACTGTATAACTTTCTGGCATATCAGAAGGTTTTGTTATTTCCCCAGAGGCGATCAACTTAGGTATAGACGCTCCAGAGGACAACATATTAATTGGAGATCCTGTATCCCCTGACAAGATAGTAGGTTTTAAACCTGCAACATCTGCAATTACTTCATCTTGAAGATCTATTAAACTTTTAGCATATGAAGCGGGGTCATCAACGTCTTCATATCCAGATATTTTTTCCTGACCATAACCTTTATTCTTCACAGCGGCGTTTACATTGGTTGTTATATCTTCCGACAGTGCAGGCAAATAGCCCGCAATTTTTTCTCTTGGCACGTCGTATCTAACTAATCTGTAATCAGTCGAGTTAGACATGCTAAATTTGCCTTGTGTAAGAAAATTTATGTTTGAAGAAACTTTACTAGGGTCGAGGGTCGCGGATATTAATCCCTCATCCTCAAAAACTTTACCGTCAACAAGCTTAACAAGCCTAAACATAGGCACAGTATCGCCGTAGCCTTTGCTGTCCAAAGCCGAATTTGTTCTTGATAATGCTCCAGGAGTTTTAAGTAAACGGTCCGCGACCTCGGATCTGTTTACTTTTTCAGGGGCTATAACCCAAGAAGTAAGTAACTCAGGGGTGTTTAAATCCGCGTTCTTCTTAACCATAGCGGACAGTCCGCCAAATCCATCATATTCGATTAGGTGAGGAGGTATTTCTGCTCTGACGTCCTCCATCAAAAACTGATTATCTGTCCCAAAAACTTGAATAGGGCCTGTTGCTGTTATAGAATCAGCATTCGCTGAGGCCTGTTCTAATTGTTCTTCTAATATATCTGGTAAAAGCTCAAGTTCTTCCCTGCTGCCGTATTGTCCGCTACCAGGTATATTAACTGGGTAAGTAACGTCATTTGAAGAAAGAATCTCTTCGACAAGTTCTTTACGGTTCCGAATTTGAGGGAGAACTTCTTCAGCCTCTCTAACTATATCAAAGGAGCGTTCCCGATCTTCTGTGGACCTAGCGACCTTTTCCCCTGCAATATTCAGATAATTCTGATAAGTATCAGTAGAACTTAGCCCTAAAGTCTTTTCAACACGTTGCATTTTATCAATCATGTTGTTATAAGGCTCTCTTACTTTCTTCTTGGCTCTTTCAATTATCTCATCCCTAGCTACTAAATCGTAAGTGTTCTGGGGAACTCCCTCTTGACCCGTTCCTGGGAAGAAGGTGTTTCTTTGAGATAGGTTTTTAGGGTTGAAACCCATCTCCTCCATTACCTCCGCCCTAGCAACATCTAAATAATCTCTAATCTTCCCCATTGTAGATAAAGGTGCCGCTTGAATTAAATTACCAAAATTATAAGCCCCGCTCCCGCCCGCTGTATTTAAATTATTGGTAAATGTATCTATGGCTTTTTCTTCATCCTGCATCGTTCTAATTAAGTTGCCTGTTGATAAACGGAAGCTAGCCCCTCCCTGCGGCAAGCCCTCAACTTTTTGGATCAAATGTTGTAATTCGTGAACCATAACGCTCTTAAACCGATTAGGGTCAGTTGGGTCAATTTGGTCCGCTCTTATAGCAATTCGTTTATTAGATTCATCAAAGTGACCGCCAGCCCCTTGAGGGATATCTTCTGATATCCTTAGGGTATAATCCTGTAAAATTTCGCCATAGTTATTAACTATTGGGTGATCTTTGGGCATATGGTCTAGAAGGTTAGTATCAAAAAACTTACCGAACCCTTCCTGTGAAGGAAGATCTCCTAAATTATTATCCATATAGGTTATTAGGTTTTTACCCTCTAACGGCTGGTCGCCAAAGAAATCATACATATCCTGAATAATCGGGTCTGAGGACCCCTTTCCAAAGTCAATGTCTGACCTCACTCCATCAAACTCGGTGTAATAAGTGGTATAAGTGCTTCCATCTGACCTGATGTATGTGGCAGGTGCCGTACCAAACCCTGTTTTTTTCTTTGTCTCTTCAAAGATATCCAGGGCTCGGTCTAAATCGTACCCAGGTTCTGAAACCGACTCATATAACGATTGAGCGAGATTTCTTGATTCTCTTGCTTCAGGCACTTTGGAGGCAAAGTAGTCCCCTCCCATCATTCCTAAAATAGTACCTTGGTCCCCAGATGCGCTTGCTCGCGCTATAGATGATAGGGTCCCAACACCTTGTAACAAAGGAACAGCAAAAGGGTCATACTTCTCTATCATACCCGTTTCAGGATTATACTCTTCGCCGCCAGCCATACCCGTGCGTAACTGACGCTCAGGAAAAGCCTCAACTTCTTCTTTGACTGCGGACGCCACTCCCCCTACCGTGCCCTTAGGATCTGCTAACAAAGTTTTAAAAAAATCAATTCCGCCTGTGACTGCCGAAGGAGTGCCTAATCCTTGATATTCATACTGACCTGGGGTTTGGCGATAATACAAAGAACCATCTACTTCCCCTGTGGCAACAGTTGGTTCTTTCTTTACGGAGTATTGAAAAGGTAAAAAGGGGCTTAATACCTGAGACATTATACCTTTGTTTTCTGCCTCTGGTATTCCCGTAATAACTCGTTCAGCCATAATATGCGCGGACCTTAGTATAAGTTTCTTCGTCAGGGTCCCAATCGTCGTCTGGTAACGTCACAAAATTACCCTGACGATACCTCATCAACGCTTGGGTCATACTATCTACCAAGTCATCATACTCTCCATTTGGAAATGCCGCAACTTCTTCAATCATTTCATCAGCAAATAGCTCGTCTGGGGCCCAAACCATGCCAGCTTCAAAAAGAGGAGACACAGAGTGCACTCTAGATACTTTATCATTTCCCCTGCTTGGCGTAAAATTCACAACAGGTATTCCCATGTTTCGTAACTCATGAGTCAACGGCATCCCAGAAGCTTTTGCCTCCACAACCACCGTATCAGGGTCCCAATAACTCCACTCATCGTATGCAATTTTCTTCAGCTCAGGAAAGTCCCAACGCCCTTTTTTGCTATCAAGAAGAATAATCGCGGGCCGCGAGCTGTGTGCACTGGGCCTAAACACGCCCCATGTAGTTATTGCACTAAAGTCAGCCGTCGTACTTTTTGAAAACGCGGTATCGTAACTCTGTATTACATACTCCAAATCAGGAATATCCTTATGCTCCCACCTCTTCCACCACTCTCGCGGTATGATCGCATTGTCGTCGCCCGTGGGGTTCTGTTGATATTGAGCATTCCACTTGCCAGGAGGTATGGACGCCTGTACCCGCTGTAAATCGTCCACGGACCAAAATTCAGGCCAACAAGAGTTGCCACTCGGCATAATCGCAGGAAGTTCTACCACCTCCCATTGGTCTGCTTTTTCGTCTTTCCCCATCTGACGCTGGAGCTGCCCCGTAAGATCCTTCTCTGACCATCGCGTCATAACAAGAATGATAGCACCTCCAGGCTGTAAACGCTGTCTAGGCCCACCTGTATACCAGTCCCAGTCATTGTCAAAACCGCTCGCGGACATGGCGGTCTGCTCTGAATGGGGGTCATCTATTATTATCAAGTCGCCACCACGTCCTGCTAAATTAGACCCCACACCAACGGCGTAGTACATTCCACCGCGGGCCGTGTCCCACCTGCCAGAGGCTTTACTGTCCGCAGATAACTTTGCGTCAGGGAATACGTCCGTATAATCGTCTCGCTCCAAAAGGTTTTTCACCTTACGACCAAAAGATACTGCAAGCTCGGTGGTATGCGTTGCTTGGATAATCTTCATGTTAGGATTTTTGCCTATCATCCACGCTGGCAAAAGGTAACTTGCAAACTCGGACTTTGTATGACGAGGAGCCATGTTTATTATGAGACGTTTTAACTCGCCTCGCGCTACTCTTTCAAACTTTTCCGCTATAATCTTATGGTGTTCTCCCGCAATAAACTCAGGCCACATGGCTTTTACGAAAGTCAAAAAGTTGCTCTTACACGCTTCCACGCGATTTAACTGCGCGAGGCGTAGCTCTAACTTATTTATTCGGTCTTCTATATCTAAATCGTTCACGAGGCCTCCATATATCAAATCTCTTATACCATAGGTTTAAAATTTTGCAAAATTTTTTAGGGCCTTGGGGCCCCTGAGCAACAATAACAAAAAAGGGGTTAACTAATCTAACCTTTGCCTATTTTTTAGGCAGTTTAATGATTAATTTTTATGCACTATACGTTTTTTCTGCATATTGTTTGTGCAAAACATGGTCCAAGACGTCGGCTGCTGAGGCTACCGCGCCGATTTGCTGTCGTTTTGGATTAATTTTGGGCCGTAACCTATTGAAAATTAAGTTTAATAAGGGGACCCTGAGCCGCGGGCCTAAAACATGGACGGATCGCCGCGTATTTTAAACCGTGATCCGCGATCATTTCACCAGCTATCACGATCAACGCATCAACAACCGCGAATCATGGACCGCGCCCGCCGTACGTTTTAAGGGCAAGGGAACGGGGCGCGGGGCCTTGTTTAACCGTTTAAAGTTTTAGGCAGCATTACGCAGCTGAAAAGTTTTTGCGCTGCCGAAAAGTTTTGCGCTGCCGAAAAGTTTTGCGCTGCTTAAACTAATTTAATGATGGTTTTCGTAAAAAACGAGGCCCTAGGACGCCCGTATACTGGCTTTAAGACATGCCCGTGTATGATTGGACCTGATAAAAAACCAAAAAAACCGAGCGGGATTGATTCCGCTCGGGTGGTATTAAGTTTTAATCTACGCCGCCTCTTTAGGCTCTAATGAGGCCTTGTTTATTTTGGACCAGTTAGAGGGGCTCATATTTAAAATTTGCCCGCCGTACTTCTGCCAGTCATCAACGCTATCAGGATCAACCGTATTCGCAACCGCTGTAACAGCATTGACAAGAGTCGCTCTATTTGGGCGGGTGTTGTTATATCCTGACTGCTGAACGGTCTTTAAAAGGCCTTCCAATATTGGGCTAGTGTCCTTCTTGTTGATCTTCAAAACTTCGGCCAATGCGGGGATTGCTTTTGAATTGATGATCTCACCTTCGATCACGTCTTCGGAAGCGATCCGCATTTTTTCAAGTACTTCATCGAAAGAATCACGGCTAGAAAAGGCTATGGCAAGATCTCGGATCTTAGCTTTCAAGGCCCTATTATCTAGATCCTTGGTTTCATCAGATAAAAGTTTCCACTGACCCGCGTCCGATCTTGAGCTGGTGACATGATTGGATCTTGTCCTGTTTTCAGTTTGCATTCCATTCGTGCAAGCTAAGGTCCAATTTATCTGAAATAGAGATATAGACCCGTGCCCTGTTTCAGAATTGCTAAGGCCAAGCCCTAGGGCCATGATGTCCCCTACTCCCGCGCCTATGCCCTCAATCACTTTACTTTTAAATCTGGCGTACAGTCT